GTCAACGCCAGAAGCAACCACAACTCCGATTGTGGTCGGGTTTACTGAGCCGCCTGCGGAAGTGATGGTCAGTGTCTCAGTCGCCTTGGCGATTGCCCAGGCCACTTCAGAAGACACCCCGGCCAGGGTTACGTTTCGCTGCCAGGCGTAGTCGGTGCTCCCAGCTAGGCGAGTGTAGACATTTGACCCACCAGCAGCATTGTCAGTAAAGGTATTGATAATTGAAGAATTTTGAAGGCCGCAATAGCAAAGGATCAGATCCCCCGCCACAACGGACACGCCCGATTGTGTGAGGGATGCGGCTGTGCTGTAGGTTGCCCTTACTGATGCGGCCACGGAGTCTCCTTACTTGACCCCGGCTTTCATGTTTCCGGTGAGCGTTCCGAAAGCGGTGCCTGTGCAATAGGACGAAACCTCAAGGCAAGCGTTCCTCCCGATGTCGGGCATCCCAAGCAATGCCCAATCCGCTACCCAAGGCGTATTCGCAATAGGGACGCTGAAGGCGAACTTGCGTTCTGTGCAAGTGACCCCGAAGTTGCCAGCGGTTCCGGTGGTGGCCGAAAGCGTGACGCTGGTGATCCCCTTGATGCTGAGGTTCGCGCTGGAGGGTGGGATACGATAGCGTCTGAAGGCCGGGACAGATACGGGAATAGCGACCACGACATTCCCGGTGGAGTTATCTGAATAGACAACCGCACAAGTTACGTTGACTCCGGTTCCGCCAGTTGCCGTGTACCACTCAAGCCACCACTCACAATCACCGCCGCCAGCTTCGCAACGTCCATCCGAGGCCGGGGTGGTGAGTTCACTTGAGGCTGTGCCTACGGTCTGGGCTGTGGTGACAGTGCCGCTCAACCCCGCCATGTGCCCCACGCGATCACGGACGATGTAGACCGTGTTCGCCAGCGAAGGGCGCAACTCCACATAGAGAATTCGGCAGGTAGTGGTGGAGCCGCCGTTCACATAGCGCGGATTCAATGCTCCAGCCGTTGCCTGAGTCGGGTTCGCCCAGGTCGTAGGAGCTACACCCGGCGCAGGGTTCTGCGTCAGGGTCCAGCCAGAGTAGTCAAAGCCTGAAACGGTTGTGATGCTGGTCTTGGCGATGTCCTGAGAGAACCCCGCCGACACCGCGCCAGCGATTGCGGCAATGACATCAGACTCGGTGAGGATGTCCGTCATGCCAGCACCAAATGATCGAAGTCAAAGGCATCAGCGAAACCCTCAGGAATACCGTCCAGGAAGGCGGTAGTCCCTTGGATCTCACGGATCACATAGACATCAGGGAAGGCCCCATCGAATGGGGCGAGGATACGAACGCTGTCGCCGATGTTCATGGTGCCTCCGTTTAGGTGAGCGTGAACCAACCAGCGGCGTTCTGAGTGATCGTCACGGTGTTGCCCACCGCGAAGGAAACATCAGCCGGGGCCGAGTCAAGCAGCATGTAGCCGATGAGCGGATTCACACGGGAATTCAGAGTGCCGTTCGCTCGGAAAATGGCATAACGTGCCACGAATCCAGCGCCGCTTCCAGTCCAGCTAGGATTGTTTGCGGTGCTCCACTTCGCCGTTCCGCTCGTTTGTGCGTACGCTGGAGTCGTTAATGTAAACCCGCCAGTCGTGTACCCATTCGCGGAAGCACATTCGTTGGTCAGATCGGCTGACACAGTGTGGGTCAACGCGGGGGTGTAGGTGGACGTGTGCAGCGTGACCACGAACGTATTCGTGTTCATGTCGAACGTGCCATCTCCAATATATTCCTTGAAGGTGTTGTAAAGCGTGATTGCTGATGGTGCGGCCATGGCTGGCTCCGTGGTTGAGGGTTAGAGTTTGTGGTAAGAGGGACGGTGTATCAAGCCTGGGTCTGTGCCACCCCCACCACCACCGACCCCGTGGTGATCTCGCATGTGGGACCAAAAATCATCTTTCAATTCCAGGTGTGCTCGTTCGCTGTATTCCGCGTCATTCTGCATCAAGCGAAGAATCGTCATGATCTCGGCAAGCCTGACGCTGATCTCTGCGAGTTGTGTGGGGATAGATTTTTCCTCCGAATTACCCACCCGCTTCCAAAGATACTGAAGCGCGATGACCGCGAAACCCCCGATCAATCCTGTGGCTGTGGGGTTGTCCAAAAGGCCGCTCATTTCTTCTTACCATTCTCAGCTTGAAGGGTCCGAGCCTCGGCATGAATGGTTTCATGGATGTTTTTCATTTCTCGGGTCTGCTCGATGTTTTGTGAAACGATGTCCACCACAGCCTTGGCGACTGTTTCATCGATATGCTTGATCGTCCTCCACACATGGAAGACCAGAACGAGCACAGCGATGGCTGCGCTACTCACAAGGTAGTGGAGCAGAACAGGAGCACCGAAGCTCCCCCTAAAGGCTTTCTTGTGGGGGTCGGGATGAGGGCAAATAACCTTGTCCGTTAGCCTCCGCATCGGGAGTTCATCCCCTGTGCGGGTGCCCTTCGGGGGTGTCGGATCCTCAATCATCTAAACCTCCCTGGGTCTTGGTTGTATCTGCGCCGTTTGCATTGGTCGTATCCCCCCCATCAGTGGTATCAGCAGAGTCCGTGACAAGAGGGGCGGGAGGAATCCCGCCCGTGACCAGCAGGCCAGCTTCCGCACGAAGCTGAGAAATCTTCACGATGCGAGAGTGCTTTTCCATGTAGGTCTGCCCTGTGAACGCAAGGCATTCCTCATCAAGATCCGTCACACCCAAGCGAAGGCGAACTTCCGCCGCGTCAATTTCCTTCTTCGGGTCCAGCGATCCGGGGCCATCCCCCACCCAGGCAGCAGCCCGGTAGGATCGTCTAACTTCGGCGGTATCGAAATAGCCGGGCGCATCAATCTCCCCGTTCGCCACCATGAAATCCAGCCAGCGTTCATAGACGGGCTGACAGAACGAAACCCCGAGCCATTCCCGCTCTTGGTCAAAGAACTTCCAGGCATCCAGCAACGCGGCACGGGCAGCGGAATAGCTGGATGTGAAGTGCTTGATCAGAACCTCAAAGGGCATCGAAAGCCCCACCCCGATCTGTCGCAGGATCGCCTGGACAAACGGGTCGAACTTCTCATTGGGCCTGCCGGGGTTCGCAGTCGAGATCGTAGTATCCCCTGGCATCTCCACAACTGCCCCAGGACCCATCTTGATCTCATCCCCGTCTGTATCAGCCCCGCCACCCCCTCCGGTGCCCTCAGAGGTCCAATCCAGGGCGGGAAGGGCCGCTCCGGTCTTGGAGGACACAAACACGGTGAAGAAGGCCGAGATCACGGCAGCTTGGAGTTCTGCATCCGAATAATCCCCGAGCGTCTTGAAGAAATCCAGGACCGGGGCAAAGTAAGACATCCCCCGCCGCTGTCCAGGCCGCTTCACCCGCATCAGATGAAAGAACTGCCTGCGCCCCTTACGGTCAAACGCATTGTAAGGGGTGAACTTTCGATTGGGGTTGTCCATCAGCGCATCTTCAGTTACCCAATACCGCTGCGGAGCCCCCCAAGAGTCTGTTTCGATTCCACCGATAACCCCGGTGGTTGGGGAAATGCCAAGGGCAGCGAACTGACCCTTGGGGGGAGTTGCGACCCGATCCGCCTCGATAAGCTGGATGCACAGGCCAATCTTGTTCTCGGGACGGGCTGGCCGCACCGGGAGGACGAAGAACGCATCCCCGGACTCCCGCGCTGTGCGAAGGGCCAAGGACTGCTGTTGGTGGAAGGTGAGCGTCCGAGCAACATCACAGTCAGGGGACTCCGCCCAGGCAGCGTATTTTGATTCCGTGCTCCGCTGCCACTCCAACGCGGCTTCTTCCGTGATCTTCAGCGTTTCCCAATCCACCCGCGACTGAAGCGTAAGCCCTTTGCCCACAGCGTTCATAACTAGGGTGTCTAATGCGCCCGAAGCCAGGGGGTTGTTTCGAACGAGGTCCCGTGCCCGTGCCATTGTGATTTCACGGGGGCTTTGGCCCTGGCCGGTTTGGTGGAGCCCGTCATTCTGAGTGGCCGATGAAAGAAGTTTCGGCAGCCAGGATTTTACGGATCGCTTTGTGCGCGAGGCGGAATTCCAATCTCCATTGGAGGCCATCGCGCCAATCGCGTTCATCGCTGCCCGTGCCTGTGCCCGTTTCAATCCTGCGGTGGGACTGACCCCGGCAACCAATCGGTCAAGGATGTTCATAGCGTCACCTTGCGGATCCGAATTTTATTCCCCGTCTGAAGGGCTTGCAGCTTCGATTCCAGCCAATCAATGGTTGCGCGAACTTCGGGAAGGTCGGCCCTTTTTAGCTGCCTCCCGTTCCGGATACCGCCAATCGTGTATTCCTGACCGGACTGCAATTTCCGAAGTGCTTCATACCATCCATCAAGCTGTAACTGAATATCTGCAACGGTCATCATCGCTCAATCCCCTTACTCAAATAACGAGGTCGATTCGATTGCCCAGGAATACCCACCCCGCGATTGATCGCGTCCATCACGGCTTGCGGGTCTTGTATGTCCACTAGTGCCCCTGCCCCAAAGTTATAGACCACCAGATCCAGGACTTCGTTTCGCTCACGGGATTTGACCCATTTACGATACTTGACCCCTTGCCTCACTTTGATAATGGCTTGTTCCCCGGTCAACTGCCTATAAAATTCTTCGGATAATGATTGGGGAAGGTGGATATAGCCGGGACCGGGGGTGGATGCGAGGGTGAGGGAGTCAAAAATCATGTCCTTAGCGGTATCCGTGCCGATTATAAACACCTTCGCATTGGTATTGCCCGTTTCCGTAGGCTTCCGGCCCACCAAGGGGGACCCCGGTGTATTGGAGCCCCGGCAAGCGAAGACCCTGTGCCCCTGCCGCGCCTTCGTGTAGCGCAGGACGAAATCTTGGGTGTTACCGTCCCCAGAATCCACCAAGGACAGGGAAATAGGCATGAGCCTTCCGGATTCGTGCTGAAAGCCCTTCTGGAGCCATTTATCAAGCTGCGCCCAGGTCGTATCGTGCATGGGCGACCCCCATAGCACCACCGGAGCGATCAGATGCTCTCCCCCTCCGGGGTTAGGCAATCCTATAATCCACTTCTGATGCTCCATCCCGTGGCCCATGACCTGGAGTTCCAAACGGTCCTGCTGCACATCCACGGCAGCGGTAAGGAACAGGCACCCCTGCGGGACGATAGCGTTGTAGGGTTCCTCCCGAGCCCGGAGGATATTGAAATCCACGGACTCGGAACTGGTGGCATCGAAAGTTTCCGCAAGAGCGGTATTGATGAAGGTCCGGAGCGTATCGGCCCCGCCCCGCTTTGCGGTGATGAATTCAATCGCCAGTTCGGACAACGACACCCAGGGGGAGTAGATCGCATTCAGGTGGTAGCTGCGGATCTTCCCCCGCGATTTCTCGGGCGCATCGGCAATCCAGGTCCCCAGCTTGACCATACGCTTGATGTCCCGATCATCCATGATCTTGTCGCAATGCTCACACCGATACCGGGCGAACTCGGGCTGATCCTTGGGCCACTCCACATTCGACCACTTTAGCGTTTGCAGGGCTCCGCAATCGGCACAGGGCACCCAATACCGCCGCATGTCCCCGAGTTCGAACAACGATTCAATTCTTGAGATCCCTTTGACAGTAGGTGTCGAAACCACCACCGTTTTCCGGTTCCAGAAAGTAGTTTGCCGTTTCTGGGCCAGGGAAAAGGGGTCCCCTTCAGACTGACCGGACTTACCCACCGACAAAGGCCAGCGGTCAATTTCATCTGCGAATATGTCCCGGATGGGGCGCGAAGCAAGCTGGGAAGGTGAGTTCGCACCGATGACCGTTAGCTGCCCACCGGGGAACCGTTTGTGATAGATCGAGTCGTTGTCACTCCCTACAACATCCCCATCCCGTCTTCGTTTCTTCTTTGCCTTCCGGCCCATGCGATCCCGCAGGACCAGCGTGTCCCTGCATGTGGGCTCAAAGCGATCTTTCATGAACGCTTTCGCCATGTCCTTCGTAGGCTGGATCACCATCATCGGGCCAGGGCGCATGTGGACCGAGTAACCCATGCAGTTCATGATCGCTTCTGTCTTTGCCGACTGCGCCGAGAACATCATGGCAATCATGTTCACGGATGGATCGTTGTAAGCATCCATGATCTCCCGCAGGTAGGGCACCTTATCGGTTCGCCACTTTCCGGGCTCCG